GAAGCCAGACGGAACAAGATGGAAGACCTACCGCGGCATGGCCTCCAAGGAAGCACAAGTCAACTGGCGCGGCCGCTACTCATCGCATGAGGGGGTGTCCGCCAACGTGCCATACCGAGGTTCTGTAGGGGATATCCTGGCAGATTTAGAACGAGGTATCCGCTCAGGTCTCTCCTACAGTGGGGCACGAACGATAAGCGAATTGGCCGCCACGGCGAAATTTATTCGTCAGACAAATTCTGGAATTTCAGAAAGCGGTACACATATCAAAGGAAGAAAATGGTAGATCAAGAACCAGTTGACTACGGAAAGATGAACAAGAAAGTAGTCTTTACAGAAAATGATCACCGGCATGCCAAATTAGTAATTCGGTTAAGGCACGATGATTTAAGGCAATCCCAATTCTTTCGGGCAATTATTTCAGGCTATCTTGAACAGGACGAAAGAATCCTAAGCTTTATAGAAGACATTAAAACCCAGTCTATAAAAAAGAAAACCAAATCAAAGAAACTGAAGCAGAAAGGTAGCGAACTTCTGAGCGATACAGGCTTTTCGGAAGACCAGATAGATAATATCTTCGACCTCATAGCAGAGGAGCATCCCGAGTTATGAATAAAGACGGACTCCGACCCTGCTCGCGAAAATGCAAAGATTTGGATCAAGAGTGCCCACATACAGAGTGCCGCCTATGGATAGACCATGCTGAAGAGTACAATTGTTCCCTAATTTCAATATATGAAAACGGGCCAATGACCCTAAGGCAAATCGGTGAAAGGCTCGATATATCTTTTGCGCGCGTAAAGCAAATTGAGCAAAAGGCACTACTTAAGATGAAACAACGTGCAAAGTATTGGTAAAAATACTAGTTTTTACAAAATACACAACTATTTATTACTGACTCATTTCAAGGAGAAAAACAAGATGGCTCGCAAAAACCTTTTAACCGAATCCGAGATTCGCAACTTTATGAAGTTGGCGGAACTCCGACCACTCGGTGCAGACAAGATGGAAGAGATGTACGGCGAGGCACCCGGTGCTCGCGATGAAGACGAAGACATGGACGATGCTGCCATGGACATGGGCGATGCAGACATGGACATGGACGATGCAGAAATGGATATGGATGCAGGCATGGATGACATGGATGCTGAAATGGACATGGGCGCCGACGCTGGTGCAGGTGGTATGGTATCTGTTGATGACTTCATGGGCGCCCTTGAGGCCGCTCTAGAGGATGTCCTTGGTGAGCCAGTATCTACAGAGATGGACGATGAGATGGCCGCTGACGATGACATGGAAGACGCTGACGCGATGGACATGGACGCCGAGATGGACACCGACATGGCTATGGATGACGAGGAAGAAGAGCTTCCCGGCATGCGCAATGTGTATGAAAACCAAGAAGATCTCGTTAACGAGGTTGCAAAGCGCGTTGCAGCACGACTGCAAGCAAAAGACGACCAAGAAAACATGGTGGATGCTCTTGCCGAGCGCATCATGACACGATTAACCAAATAATCATTTGACAATTGCTTTGCGAGCGATTATAATAACCACTGGTCCCCCAGTGGTTATTTTTTAGGAGTATCATGGATATTTGGTGGTTACATGCTTTGGTATTTATATTTGGCTACATTACGTGTAAGACATTTTATTTTTTAAACGCTACCCGAGTGTCATTAAAATTACTGAAATCAAGTCGGGTTGCCTACTTATTGATGGCAGCCAAGATAGTTGAACAGTACGCAGTCTCGGAGTATAGCATGAAGCGCTACCTAAAAGAATCACAACAAGACGAAGAAGTTATAAAAGCGTTCAAGATAAAGTTTGAACAAGATTTGGAAGATTTTAAAAATAGCACGATACAAGATATTATTCACAATACTCCACCAACTTTTCGGGAAAACCTAGAGTTTGACGATTGGCGCTCAGCAATGAGATTCTTACGACACAACAAAGAAGACGCTTTTAATTTTTGGAGGATGGGCGGATGATCGGTAAAATTTTAGATATTATAACAAAAGTGGGGGATAAAAGCCAAGGCGCCCCAAAACAAAAAGTTCAGGTAGTTGATATGGCTGAACTAGAAGAGGAACTGGCAGAGATGCTAATGGAGCAGCAGAGTCAACAGAGGCCGTCTGAGCCCGATCTGCGCACGATTGGCTTGTTCTCAGATGTCTCTGAGGAGAGAGTGGCTGAACTTATTCACGCTATGCTGTATCTCGATGAGGTTAACAAGCTAAACAAGAAAGACAAAAAACCTATTAAGTTTTATATCTCTACATACGGTGGCTCCGCTGACGACATGTTCGGAATGTACGATGTAATGCGAAACGTCAGAGAAACAACCGAGCTACACACGGTTGGCCTAGGAAAGGTTATGTCAGCCGGCGTTATTCTATTGGCCGCTGGCACTAAGGGCAAACGAGAAATAGGCAAGAACTGCCGCGTCATGATCCATTCTGTAATCGGCGGCAACCATGGCCCCCTGCACAATCTCTTAAATGAGATGGAAGCAGTAGAGCAGATCCAAAAGATGTACATTGAGTGCCTTGTCGCCGAAACTAACTTAAGCAAGAAACAGTTAAAAGATCTGTTAGAGCGCAAAGTTAATGTCTATTTATCTGCAGAAGAAGCTGTAGAGTACGGCATTGCCGACATTATAATTTAGAGGAAAGAGAATGTCAAATTTTATGAAAGATATGTTTATTGAAGTGAGGGAACAAGAGGAACCTCTGACCCAACTAGAACTATTGAGAGAGATGGTCGAAGAGTTTATGGACATCCAGCTACCCGGCTTGGAGCCGATAGCAGAAGCTGAACGCTTTAGCATGTCTATCGACATTCCGAAACTCAATCCCAACGAAGCATGGGGAGATCCCAATAGTCAGTCAAGACAAGACATTGATAGAATATTTGCGTCTATCACTCGACAGCCAAGCATTCAGGCGCGCATCGATCACGTTAATAGTTTTGTTGATCCAGCGCGCGCCCAAAGAAAAGGGACTGGCGATAGATTTAATGCCATCCTTAACATGATGATGATCATCGAAGCACTGCAAGCATGCCTGAACGACTATAGTGAATCCTCCGCTGGGTTTGTTTTTGAAGGTTTTATGGCAGCAGTCACCGGTGGTAAACAGATTGCCGGCCGCGTGGGAGGCACTCTTCCTATTGAAGATTTTGTAACAGGTGATGAAGAGGCGGTTAGTCTTAAGTTGTTGAGTCCTAATACAGGTATTCATGGCAGCTTCACAAATCTTATAGATTATCTGTTTATTCGTGGTGGCTCGGGTGTTCCATCCATTAAATATCTGATTGCTCGTAAGAACTCAGAGGATGGAGAAAATGTTTCTCAGTTAGCTATATCTGATTTTATTATCAATCGCGAGAATATTGCCAACATAATGACCGCAACCCCTAAAAACGCAGGCCTGCTCGGTAAAGCCACCGGCGCATTTGAACAGCACGTTAAGGCATGGCAGGATTCTCCGGAGTGGAGACTGCAAATGTTTGAAATTCTCCAGCAGTGTCCCGGCTATACTGAGGGTAAGGGAATGTTTTATAAGAACCTTGACGCGGAAGGCACCTTTGATGATCAGGGTAGCGCACCGGCCAGTCCAGAGAAAAAACAAAAGCAATTTAAATTAATGACCAACCAAAATTTAAAGACAGATTTAGAGAACACCGCAGAAAGAGACGCCGCCGCAGGAAAGGAACCAAACTTCCCGGCCTGGCTAGCTAAGTGGAAGTTGCAAGATCAAGACGAGAAACAGCTAAAGAAGCTCCAAGCTATCTACGACAAACACTATGCTGATGAGGCCGCAGCGATGCAACAAGTTGCTGAGTCTTATTTCGGCTCTTTTCATGAGAGAGAAAAAAGACTTATGAGAGAAGAGGCAGCGCTGATGGAATCTTCAGGCAAAAAAGATAGTGGCAAGCAGTGGACTATTACCAGGACTGGCATGGCAGATCTAAGAAAGATCGCCGACGTCGAATACTATGGTATGCTGGATCTCTCTGACGAAAACATTAAGGCTGTGGCAGAAATCTATATTGAAAAACTGAAGGGCGACATGATGACCCTTCTGCAAACAACCAAGAGCTTCACTGAAAATGTAGGAAAATATTTTAGTGCTGATAGGCGCTCGACCGCAATGAATGCCAACAAGCAAGCGCAAGCAGAAGGTGAAGAAGTGGTAGAGTTGCTCAAGATAACACCCACCCGGAAAACAGGCGACGATAATTAAGCAAATAACATTTGACATTTCCTCCATAAACGATTATAATACTAACATAACTTAGAGGTATCAATGGGTCGAGAATACGACGATAATCAATCACTACAACAAAAGATAATCAATGGAGCAAATAAGCTCGCTGATAATGTCGCATCTACACTTGGCCCCCGCGGCCGCAATGTTTTATTACAGGAGGTAGGAGCAGCACCATTTATCACAAAGGACGGAGTCACTGTCGCCCACTTTGTTTCCTTGGACGATCCGTTTGAGAATGCCGGCGCCCAAATTATTAGACAGGCCGCAGTCGAAACCAATAACAGCGCTGGCGATGGTACTACAACCTCTACCGTGCTAGCGCGCGCCATCTTGAGAGAGTCCCAACGCTTTATTGCAAGCGGTGTCTCCCCGATTGAATTGCAGCGCGGCATAGATCTGACGGTTCGTGAGGTTGTTAAAAACTTAAAAGAGATGGCCAGTCCAGTTACAAGCATTGAGGACATTGAACATATTGCCACCATCTCTGCCAACAACGACCCGGCTATTGGAAAACTAATCTGCATGGCATATGATCGCGTGGGTCAGGATGGCTCCATCACGATTGAAGAGTCTCGCTCCATCGAAACTTCCTTGGATGTAACTGAGGGGTTCAGTTTTTCATCTGGCTATTGCGCCGGCGCCTTTGTCACTGACGAACGCCGCTCTATAATGCATCATGAGGAGCCTCTGATACTAGTGACAGATTATCGCATTAGTAGCGTTGATCAGATTCTGCCAGTACTAGAGATGTGCGCCCGGGAGGGCCGGCCTCTGGTGATCGTTGCCGACGACATTGAAGGCCAGGCACTCGCCGCACTAATTATGAATGCAATGCGCGGAACTCTAAAGGTAGCGGCAATCAAAGCGCCGTACTACGGAGAAGAGAGACGAAATACACTACATGATTTAGCGATATCAGTCGGAGCCACGTTTGTTTCTCGCGAGTCGGGGTTGAAACTTCCCGAGATCAAGATGGTTGATTTCGGAACCTCAAAGTTTGTTGAAAGCACCAAAGGCAACACTATCTTTGTGGGCGGCAATGCAGATATCGAGGCCATCGACACCAAGATCTCCTCCCTGAAGGCCGACATCGAAGACACAGAATCTCTAGAGATGTGTGACTCTATTCAACAAAGAATAGTGAGACTAGCCTCCGGTGTTGCAATTATCAGAGTCGGCGGCGCTACTGAGGTCGAGATGACGGAGAGAAAGCATCGCATTGAAGATGCGCTAGAAGCTGTTAAAGCGGCACAAGAAGAGGGTATTGTTGCAGGTGGTGGTACCGCACTGTTGCGTGCCTGCCAATCCCTTGTGGTTACAACCGATGGTCACGCAGATCAGATTAACGGAGCCATGGTGGTAAAAGAGGCTTGCTACGAACCCATTCGTCAGATGGCCTTGAACGCCGGCCATTCCCCCGATCTAATTACTAAGAATGTCTTAGACGCCAACTCCGGATTTGGATGGGACTTTAGAAATAATCTATTGACAAACCTATTAAACACGGGTATTATAGATCCTGTTAAGGTGACGAGATCTGCTTTGCAGAATGCTGCAAGCTGCGCCGGTACCTTAATCACCACTAACTACGGCATTATTCAAACGGAGAACAAGTGATACAAGAAGGAGACTTGCTACACATTCCACAAGGCGTTGAACTGTGGTGTGAAACCGACAGGGGAATGCGGCTTCGAATGACCGAAAAACCAATGACTGGTGTTTATTTAAGCACACAAAGCCAGTACATATATCGAGTTTACGCCAACGGTAACTGGAATGTCAAAAGAAGGGACGTATACCCAATGGGAGAAAATAATGGGACTAGTTAAACTAACAGAGGTGTGCCACAACAGCACCCTCACTACAAAGCAGGACTATACACTGCGAGAAGTATTTGTAAATCCTGAACATGTAGTCATGATCAGAGAAGAGGCACGCATGCGTAGCCTAAACGAACAGGGCGCCCTTGTCGAAGGGATTGACAAGTCTCACCGCTTTACAAAGCTGACAATCAACAGAGGTCACACCGGCACTGAAATCATTGTCGTTGGTGCGCCAAGTATTATCGAGGACAGCCTCAACAAACAACAACAACTATTAAAAGGATAACATGAACGAATCAAACAAGAGAGTGAGTATTAAGTATTCTATTGATCTAGAGACATTGCCAGAAGAGGTGATGAGATTAATCAAAAGATCAAACCGAGACGCAAAGCAAGCCCTGAACACATACGAAAGTTTTAATTACACAAATGTTTTGAATGAAAAAACACTGCAGTATCTTCAAGAGTTGCGCATTTCACTAACAAAGGCAGATGCCGCGCTGGAGGACGTTAACAGTATTATCAGTGGCTACCTTGAGATGCACACCGCCGAGCCGCCACAAAGGGCCCCCGTTGCCTCTGAGATACCGGCAACGGAGGGCCACCATCAAGTACCCCCACCACCTTACCACCCCAATGCTAAAAAGGCTCAAATGATGTCAAACCGACCTGTTGGTGTCCCCAACCTTCCAGCAGATAATCCTTTTGCCGGCAATGTGCGCGGAAACTCTCAACCCCCCTTTT